AACCTCTTTGGTTGTAAGCATTTATCCTATTTTCTTGGTAAGAATTTAATGGCTAACATTAATTTTTTATACTTAAAAATATTTTAATTTTTTCATAGAAACTGGTTTTTCTTTTTTCTTAGGATCAATTACATTAAAAGTTTTAGAATAGTTACGAGCAGTTCCAGGCTTAAACTTACCTTTTTTTACTTTACCTGCTGTAGTTCCTACTTCACTTTTTTTAACCGCAGTTCCAACTTCTTTAATTTGTTTTACTAAATCTTTACGACTTTTCTTACTACCTTTAGATAAAGCAAGATTGTTTACTGCGGTAGCAATATCGCGTGCTTCACGAATGGTAATTCCAAATTTATCAACAATATCTGACATCTTAAAATCTTCAGATTTATATTTAGATTTAGATTTAAATTTGGCTGCCATTATTAGTCCTTACTTCTTTTTCTTAAGTTTAATTACTGGTTTCTTCTTAAAGCCTGGTAGTTTAACGTCTGTATCTCCAGGATACTTTTTGTTCTTAGAAGGAACTTTTTTCTTCTTAGAAAGAAAATCATCAAGCGTTGGCTTATTTGGCATTACTTCTTCTTCATCTTTCTAAGAGCAGCAAGGTCCATTTTATCAATCTTCTTTGGGTTACCACCCTTAGCAGCCATTTTCTTCTGCTTAGCTGTCATAGCTTTCTTACCTGTATGTTTTGGCATAATTGCTCCTTAGATGAATTGTTTGTTTTGTTCTGCTAACAGCTCGTCTATGTTTATTACTAGACGCTTGCCTCGTTCGTAGCGAGACAAAAATGGATTCTTCATATGGTGTGTGGTATGTATACCTTGGTTGAGCATCTCACGAGCTCTTATCTCACAGAACCATAATGCCATCACCATATCGGTCTTGCCCTTAGTATTAGGCGACCAAGTGATTAACTGCTCTATTAGGCTCTTTATGTTCTCGGTCTGATCTGATGGTAGGTGCATCAGGTTATCCCTGTGGTGCTTACCATCGGCCTGCTTGGTGCCAAAGAGGGTTGACATAGATGCCACACCAAAGCCTGAGTCCCATTTGTTAGAACCAGTATGGTGCTCTTTGAGCAATACACCTTTGGTTGATAGGTGTTGTCTAATACCTTCGTCCTGTGTCAAGAAAGACTGGAAGGCGTTCTTCTCTACTACCCATTCAGAGGGGGTATAAAGGTTGGTCCAATCAAATATCAACTGCCTAATAGCAGCAGGGGTAGGTCTAGTAATCTTGATAGCATCTACGATATAGCGCTTATGACTGGTGCGATCTATGGCATAGCAGATAGCTGCGGTATCACCGACCATAGCAGGGTCTAGCCCACATATAACAGAGAAACCAGTCAAGTCTTTAGGATGGCCTGGAAAGCCTGGCGTTAGACGACCAGCCTTACGCATACCATCAATAGAACCTCTTACAGATACTGGGTCAAATATGGCATCATCTGAGATATCTTGTTGCTGATAAATCAGAGCCCAAGTGCTGGCATCCATAGCTTGACGTTCTGCATAGAGATGCTTGCCATTCCATCTGGGATAGAGACCTTCTTCGGTCTTATCAGAATCGTTCTGCCCATCAAAGGGTTGGTCTGAGTAAGGCCAGAGGGTAACCCATTTATTAAAGTCATCATTGGTCTCAAGCAAGGCTGGCATAGCCAGATAGGTCCAGGGTACTAGGCCACCTGGATAACGGTCTTGGTTGCGTAGTTCCTTGTATAGGTCTACCGCAGCAACACGAGTACCGATTACTATTAGCTTACCAGTAGGGTTAAGACGAGAACGTACATCTTGGGTAAGCCATCTGATTTGCTTCTCGAACTCATTGGCGTTCTTTAAGGTAACAGCATCATCTACGATGATCATATCGGCACGCTTGCCGTATATCTGACCGCCAATACCTACAGCTTCTATATTGGGGTCCTTCTCAGATGATTCGCGTAGCTCATCACCGAAGGTGACTCTAGTAGTAGTCCAAGTAGCAGACTTAGAGTTAAAGCCTACTCCAGCAGCATAGGCGCTTTGTAGGTCTTCATACATAGGATGGGTAAGGCGCTGCTTGATGGCATATAGGAAGTCTGCTGCAAGCTGCTGAGTCTGGGATACTATCAAGACTCTAAAGTTAGGATTCTGGACTATCTTCCAAGTTACATAGTCAACTGTGATAGTCATTGACTTGGCGTGGTTTGGAGGGATGTTGATAAGGATGCGGTTATCCGCAAGGCCCTTTTCATACTTCATAGAGTTATGATTCCAAGAAGGGTCTCTACCCTCTATGACATCTGCCAGGTTCTGCTGGTGAGGGAAGGTATGTTGGTGTAGGAATCTCTGGCGGAACTCGGCGAAGGGTAGGTCGTGTACATCGCCACTAGCAAAGTTCTTAGAGCGTAGGCCAAGACGAGTACGATCTATCTTGTCTGTAAAAGCCTTATCGGTCCTGCGATAATACTCGTAGGTCTTAATGGACTTACCAGCTATCCTGCAGGCTTCTTCTATGGTAGAGCCTTCACTTACAGCAGATAGCATTACTCTCTTTGCTATATCTGCGGTGTTCTGACTAATGGTAGTCTCCTGAAATCTATGGTGGGCTATAGATAGAATACACCCCACTAAAATAGGTGCCTTGCACCGCATCGGGCTTGAGCGCCCGATGGCGACCTTCGGAGCCGAGGGGTAAATCGGAGCTCAGCCTAGGGGCCTCGCGTTAGCGAGGTACGGGTCGTAAAACTACACCCTTCCCGTTTTACTCCCCTACTATACTTAAGGTGGGAAAAATTACTCATTTCCCGCTTTCTACTAATATATCTTTTATTTGTGTCTAACATCACAGATAAATACGTACAAACTAGGACATCCACTGATCAAGGTTCACTTTAGGAAAAAAACTTTGTTGGGGTCTACATACAATACCCACCCCTACTTTAATCACCTAGGGTAGGGCTCTTCAGCGCGGGCAGACTTGCGCGGGATAGTGCTGAGCGTAGGGAATTGTGGGGGATTATGGCAGGGGCTATTAACACCTCGGCACTCTCTAGCTCCCCCTCTAACCTAATAATTCCCTAGCCTTATTTAATAAACGCGATTGCGATAGCTCTACCCTCTCGCGCTCTCTACCCTCGCGCCACTAGATCGCGCCACTATTACCGATAAGCTATCAACCCTAAACCTATACTTGAGCCTTAGACTTTCAAGGCTTAGAGCTCACGCGATCCGATAAGACACGCGCTAAAGATTTATTACTTTATCTATTGCGGGATAGATTAGCCTCGTGTATCCTTGCTTTATAGATAGCAAATTGCTATCGGATAAGGATAAGCAAATGGAAATCTGCCAACTATGCGGAGAAAAATCCACTCAACAAATGAGTTTAGTTTTACCTTGGGGCGCAACTTGCGCAAGTTGCGTTAAAGAAATAGAAGGGTTAAAAAATGAGCAACTGCGCAAAATGTAATTTATCCCAAGCAAATCAGATGATTTTCATTGAGGGCTATTGCTGGAACTGCCTCACCAAGGCTCAAGCCTCAAGCGGGCTACCGATAGAGGTAATCGCTGGACTTATCAAAGAAGGGGCGGTAATCAACTAATGAAAGCGACACTAAAAGAAATCGCCCTAGAAATGGGCTATGAAATGGAGAAGATAGAAGAAAGAGGTGAGATGACTTTTCTAAACCTAGATGTGCGCTACGCGGTAATAGGTGATGAGGAAGGGCTACACCTAACCGATTTGGTATCGTGGGCAAGGTTTAGCCCTATCAAAATCGGCAGAAAGTCAAGCATAACGCGCAAGGGTTTAGAATTTCAGATTGCGCAACTAAGGCTCTACAAAAAGCAAAAAGGCTTGGCTTAGACCTTGCCTATCCTCTAAGGGTTAGAGTATCCTTAGAGGGTAGGGAGGGGCTAATCTCTCCAATGATGAAAGGATAAGAAAATGAAAGAGCTGACTATTGCCTCCAATAAATGGAGCGCAACAATTAGCGGGGCAGAATACGGGGAGAGTAAGCCCGTATTAATTGAGGTTAAGGCGGAGCTAGTCAAGCGTGGCGATCAAGTGCCTCACTTCTCCATTACGGGAGCAATTAAGAAAACCGATAAACGCTACCGCAATCCATACATTATGGGCGGAGCAATTCACGAGGAGATCCTAAAACACTTTCCAAGTCTTGCGCCTCTAGTTGAGGTTCATTTATCGGGGTGCGACGGGCTACCGCTACACGCTGAGGCTAACGCTCGCCATTGGGCGGGGCTAAGCAAGTATAGCGACGGGCGGGTTATGTCTCCCCGCGATAGCTACGGCAGTATAGAGATAGAGACCGACGAGAGCGGACTAGAGTGGTCACCTAAGACCCTCGCCTCACATCTCCAATGCGACGAGAAAACCGCCCGCGAGGTTCGCGGGGCTATGGTGTCGGGCTTACCTTGGGACAAGATAACCGCTCACGCGGGCTTGAAGGATCTATGGAGAGGGCAAGCGGGCAAGGCTCGCGCTCTGCTCGTCAATAGAGAGCAGGTGAGCGCGTGAGCCATAACCTTACTGAGTGCGATAACACCTCCACCGCTTACTTTGATGAGTGTGATGAGTGTGGAGAGCTAACCGCGTGCGTATGTCTGGCCTCCCTAGTTGATGAGTGGGAGATAGAGAAGGTCGGGAAAGAGGGCGAGAGCTTTGCTTATCGCTACCAATTCAAGGAGAAGGCGAGCGATCTAATTGCCCGCTTTGGCTATGCTTCTACCTATCGTGAGGCTATGGATAACATAGCTTGCTCGGTAAAGTGTAAGGAGGCGAGCAAGTGAGAAGGTATCTAGGTCAGCCTCAAATTATGAGAGAGTGGGAACCCGCGCTCACCAAAGAAGAGTGTAATAATAAAGAATTAGGTGCTTGCTATTGTGGCAAGTGCGAGGAGGCGAGCAAGTGATAGCGTGTGAATTACAGGACTTAGAGGATCTTATGACTAGAGCTGGCCTACTCTTAACAGGGGAGGCCTACGATAAGGCGCAAGATTACTTGGAGGAGAATTGCCCCTGCTCCACTTATAATTATCTATTGGGCTATGAGATAGGGAGGGGAAAGTGAGCGAGGTTAGAGAGCTGACCTATTGCGAGAGGTGTGCCAGCTCGCTAGATGATGAAGGCTTTGATTACCGCTTTGAGTATCCGATCTGCTTTAAGTGTGTCTATAAGTATCACTTAGAGCCAATAGAGGAGGAGAGCAAGTGAGCCTAGAGTTCATACTAGACCGCCTAACTAGCGTTCAGGTGGGAGGCTTGTGGGCCTTAATACAAGT